TCAGGAACCAAGCGTTAGTATCGGTCAAGAAGTGGTTAATGGTAAATCCACCAGGGATAGAACCATTGTTCTTCAATGCGTTGATATCGTTGTCAGCAGTAGCGACACGCAATTCAGTCTCAAGCAAGCGAGTTGCCGTAAACTGTAATGCAGGGGGAACCACCAACTTGTTAGGCTTAGCAGCAATCAACAAGCCACGCTCGTCTGTCCACAAGCTAATCTGAATAACAGCGTTTTCCAACGATGTTTCGTTCAAGTCAGCAGGGGTAGATGGAACGTTACTGTTAGTACCGCCAGAAACCAAGGGGTGAGCACTAGAGAACAAAGCGACACCATCACCACCAGGATAGGCTGCGCTGAAACCGTTGTTCAAAACAGATGCAGCTTTAACCTGCTTGGTGTAAGCCATAGCGCGGGCCAAGGCTTTTGTGTAACGTGCAGACAGTGAGTCATACAAGTTATCTTCAATAGCCTCTTCAGTCAAGCTGAAGCCCAAAGCAATGGTTTCGTGGTTGTATCGAGCAGTCCATGCTTCTTGTGCATTGTCATAAGCGATGGCAGAGCCCTCGTTCTTAACAGGTGCAGCAGAGAAACCAGACAGTTTTGTCTCTTCTTCGAATGAACGCTCAGAGGTCTCTGTTTCGTAGATCTCTTTGTGCTCTTCGCCGTATTTAGCATACTCAAGACCGAACAAAGCGTTCAGACCTGGGAGCAGCTCTTTCAATAGTTGTGCGCGTGAAATAGCCATGATTTAAGCTCCTTATGCTACGTAATAGCGGTGTGCGCCGAAGTTGAACTTAACCAACACTTCGGGGGTTTCGACCAATACAACAGTACCGACGACTTGGGTTGTTACCGCAGTCACAGTAAGAGTTGTACTACCAGTGGTTGTCACAGTAGAAGCAGCGCTCAGGGTAGCACCTGTGAACTGCAACTGACCATTTACCAAGTTAAACACGTCAGTACCGATTGGCAAGAAAGCGCCAACTGGCAAACCTGACACAACAACAGAAGTTGCTGAAGGAGCGCCACCAGACACGTATGTGCTTGATAAACTGATTTGCGTATCGGGAACCAAGTTCAATACACGGAAGCCACCACCAGAAGCGTTAGCAGACGCGCCGACAACAGACATGCCACTGTTACCAGTAGATGCAGAGCCAGTTTGTGTGCCGCCAGCCATGTTAGCGCCAACGAGAATTGAAGAAGCTGAACCAATAGTTGTACCACCAGCAGTAGTAGTAACAGCGACTTTCATCACTTGGTCAGGATCGTCACCAACAATAGCAGTAATGTCGCCAGCAGTTACGTTAGCTGGGTAGTACTGTGAGAATTGACGTTGCTTAGTCGTAGGGTTTGTGTAATAGCAACCCAAGAACACGCCAACAGTAGTGTTGGTAGTGCTAACAGGGTAAGTTGCAATCACAACATAGCCAGCAGACAAAGTAACTAAGTCACCATAATACAAAGCGGTGCCATAGTTGTACTGAATAGGTAGGTTACGAGTAGAACCCGCAAATACCTGTCCACCGATCAGATTGACCGGTTTAACGCCGTAAGGGGCGTCGATAGTGGGATAAGCCATTTAAGACTCCTATAAAGATTTAAGTACCTTTGCCAAAGCTACTTGAGGATTTACGCTCTTGGAAGAGTGGCATCCGCGCATCGCTTTGACGCATGAAACTGTTGTCTACAGCATCTGTCTGAGCTTGTGTTTGGTGAGCGAAGTGTTGTGTACGCTGTTGAACAAAGTCAGTAGGTGTTTTGCAAAGCAACAATCCGCCAATCTCAATGTTGTCGCGGTAGCGGCTATTGGGATCAGCTAACAGTCTGAATTTGGGTTGTTCCTCAAGTGCAACGGGCTCCCAACCTTCTCGGAGTTTGGCCGATAAGTTACGTGGGTCAGCAGCGTTTAACGTTGAGACACGAATCCAACGGTAGTTATACCCAGCCTGCTTGTCTGGCTCAGGTAATATTTCAGGAAGCATCCACTGCTTAGGACGCTCCTGTACCTCACGTGTTTCTAACTCTCTTGTAAGTCTGTTTTCAGCCATTTTGGGCCTCCACTTTCAGGAATTCCTTAACATATTGTTCAGGTGTAATTCCCAGTTTTTTAATCGTATTCAACTGGCTCTGCTTGAGTTTCACCTTGTTTGGAGATGTACTTCTAGCTACCGGGGCTACTACTGTGCTAGGTCTTGTTCTAGCAGACTCAGTTTTAGCCGTTGATTCGTTTGATCTCTGTTGGTTTTGGAAAACCTCTGGAAACCTTTGCCGGATTGTTTTGTCCAATTCCGAATAATATTCATCCGAGCCAACTGGAACTCCGCTATCTTTTAGGTCTTCGTGAACACCCAAAGCATAAGCGGTCATCCCTCTGTTTTGACCAAACCACTTGTTACGGTTTTGCCAATCTTCAGCCTTATTGTCGGGCTTAGGAACAGATTGTCGTTGCTCTTGACGCGGTTGTACTTCAAATTCTTCCTCTTGTAAAGGGGGTAACTTAAAGTTTTTTACCTGCATTATTTTGTAATTGGCACTTTGTAAAGCCTGTTGCGCCTCAATGATCTTGTCTGTATCACCGGCGTCATACGCTTCACGGTATGCCCTCTTTGCCATTTCCAACTCCATGTTGGCGGCATTCTGTACTGTAGACACATACTCTTTCTCACCATTTGTGAGAATAGTTTTAATACGTTTGTTTTCTTGCAGTAGACGTTGTGCAACATTTAGTGTCTCTTGTTGCTCCCTTTGAGCCGTTTCTTTTTCACGGCGCTCGTCGTGCCAAACTTTACGCATTTGTTTGAGCTTGTTCTTGACTTCCTCGTCATACTTATCAAGCTCATCTTTCTCTAGTTCTTCAACTAGAGGCTTAGGCATTGGCTCACGTCCGCGATCTTGGGCTGGGGTGTCATCCTCAACTTCAATCTCAAACTCAGGCTCTCTATCTTGGGGTTTACCCCTAGCCTCTGATGTTTCGTCAGGGAACTTAAATTCGTCTTTATCAAATTCAGGCATTTTGTGCTCCTTTATTTGCGTTTAATACCACGGGGATCATCAACAGTACCCTCTACAGAGTCATCGTTAATGATGCGGAACTCTCGACCATGAATCACCAAACGGGTACCCGCATGAGGACGCACAAGAACGAAATCGCCTTTTTGACAATACGCGCCATTTGGGAAGCGTGCAGGGTCTTTGTAGCAGTCTGGGCCCATATCGACAACGAAAAGAACAGTTGTGAGTGTTTCTTCATTGCGCATGGTTTCGTCTGCTTTGATTAAACCAATCTCACTATCTTCAAACTCTTTCTCCGCTTCTGGAATGGCGCAAAGAATTCGATAGCCAGATGGTTTAGGTAGTTGTTTGCCTTTCTCCTCTGCGGTGGCAGTGAAGTTGTAGGCTCCGACAACTTGCGGGTTGTTGGCGTCTGTAGCCAACAGGATGGAACTAGTCATCCGAGTTCTCCATGGTTTGTTGCAGGTCTAGTGCATATCCCCTTACAGTGAGCAGACCCTTGATCTCACCGCAGAGTTTCTTGTACTCTTCAAAGTTTTCTACCCGGCCATCGGCCAAGTAGTCTTTGAGTTGGGCAACCTTCTCGTCAGATTGCTTTACCAGTACTTCAATAATGTCCATTACTCTTCCTTAGTTACTTTAGCCTGATATGTATTGGACAAGTGTTTGAGCACGTCCACACCTTTATCAAGCATGTGCTCTTGCTTGTCGTTCTGCATCTGCGTCACAGTTTTAATTGCATCAATCCGTAGCTGCTCTTGTTTAAGCGCCGCATCGGTCTGATCCTTAGTAACCTTGCGCTGCAAGTCGCCTTGCTTGATCTGCAACTCTTGTTGTTGGATCTGCACCAGCGGATCTTGTGCTTGTTTCTGAGCTTGCTGTTGTGCAGCCTGCTGCATATTCCCAGCCAACAGGCGTTGTGCAGCCTGTGCTAGTAGGGGAGCCAACCGCGCCTCAACTTCGGGATCCATATTGATATCTTCACCAGACTCATCTTTCTGAGGTGGCAAGCTCATACCAAGTTGTTCTTCGATCTGTTTGCGATACTCAAAGCCTAAGTGCTCGTTGACGTGCGCCATCATTGCTGACTGCAACTGCTGAGCCATTGGGTTGTTCTGCAAGAGAGACATGATCTTTGGATCTTGCATAGCCGACATGTGAACCATGATGTGTGCTTGGTGATCTTGATACATGAACGCCTTGACTGGCTTCATCATCAACACATTCTGATTCTCCGACACTGGGTCGGTAGGCTTCTGATCTTCTTCCATCGGCACAAGCTTAGCCGCTTCTTTAATACCCAACACATCAAGCATCTGACGATGCAACAAAGGCATGTTGTAAAGCTGGGGTGACTGCTGTGCCAATTGCATTACTGCTTGGTACTGCACAATCTTCTGCGCCATAGTAGACGCATTAGGATCGCTAACTGGTATCACGTCCACATTGTCGTAGTCACTGCGCTTAGCTTTGCGTGAACCTTCGGTAGGCTGGTAGTCGTAGTCTTCTGGCGTGTACGCAGCAATGATGCCTTTTAAGAGTTTTAACTCTTGCTTCATCGAGTAGTGAATACGTGCTTGCACAGCGCTCATTACTTTAAGCGTGCGCTCCAGAATAGCCAGTGTTGTACCAACGGGAGAGTTAGCAGACATATCACTGATCTGAAGATCAGCGGTGTTTGCAAAGCGACGTCCCTCATCAACGATCTGACCCAGCAAAGCCATCAATGTCTGGCTAGGTTCTTTGTATGGAAGCGGCAATAAGTTATCACGAATCGTACCGCTTGGCACGTCCACATCTCGCCACTCACCGGGAGAAATAGGAGTGTCGTCACCCTTAACACGCAAGCCGCGAGCTTTAAAGCCACCGGGCAAGTTGCTTAGAGTACCAGCATCAACAAGCTGACGAATAAGAGAAGTGCCTGACTTAGCAAAAGCCCCAATGAGGTGGATGAGGCCAAAACAGTAGAAGCCAAATCCGGGAACATATCCGTAATGTACATAGTGCTGTCGTTTTTGATAGGTCTCATCATCAGGCTCCCAGTTGCGGCGCACGGCCAAAACTTTGCTAGACCCTTTTTCAACGGTCACGATATAGGGCAATTTGATACCTGTAGGTTTGCCATCTTCTTCGTGCTCGTAACCTGGCAGGTCAAGATCAACACTCATCTCAAGAAGTTTGTAGCGGCTGTCAGTTGTGGCTCTAAAGCCCATCTTCTCCGCAATCTTCTTTTCTACTTCGTCCAGCACATTGTCTGGATCACCTAAGTCAATATCACGATAAAAACCAGCCACTTGCAAACGGCGTAGCTCGTTCTCTGTCTTGCGCATGACGTGAGTTACACGTTCAGACGTCTCTAAATTACTTGCACCGTATGGCACAACCAAATCTTCCGCAGGCACAAACAGAGAGACTTGACGCTCCATGTGCGGGTCGTAATAGACTTTCTTAAATGCATTACCAGACAGACCCAAGCCCCACAACATGCGCTCGTGCTCAGGACGGAACTCAGTCATCACATCTGTTAACTGGAAGTTCATGTCATCTTGTACACGAACAGCCGCGGCTTTTTTCTCTGGTGTTTCTTTACCAATGATCTGAGTCTTAACCGGCCCAGCGGCAGGGAACGTACTCATCATGGTCTCA